CTCGTCACAGGTACAAACGCACCATATCTGTGAAGCCTTCCTGTCAGTTTCAATATCAAGAACAATCACAACTCATCCTCTTCGTGGTGTTCTGTCATTCTACCAGTTTCGTGATCATAAAGCAACTGCCCTGCTGAACCAGTAATACCACTGAACCGATTCTTAAGAACCCTTACCTTGGTTGTGTTGCGTGTTATTACGTCATCAGCTTGCCCGTTACGCTCAAGACCTAACACCATGTCGCTGAGCTGTGCTATTGAGCCACTACCTCGCAACTGTGACAGACTTGTGGCTGTGCCTTCTTCATGCCCTTTGCCTTCTGGTCTGCGTAAATGACTAACACAAATCAGAGCAACTCCTGTTTCCTGCACTAGCATTCTAAGCCGAGTCATGATCTCATCAATGGCTTTACGCTCATCACCTGAGCCTTGTGCTGACACAACAATACTGATGTGGTCTAGGAAAATATAGTAACAACCCAATGCTTTAGCAAGATAGCGAACCCTATTGATAATGTTATCAATTGAAGTACTCCCAAAGTGATCAAACAAGTAGATGCGGTCTGTTCCCAGCGTTTTATCATAAGCGTCTAGCTTCTCCTCGTCTGTTGCTCTGCTGTCTGGTAGGTGTAAAGGCTTGTTAGCTGCAAGTGACATGATTGATAAACCTGTCCTGCGTGTGCTTTCTTCAAGAAACAACAAGCCGATGTTGTCTTCTGTCTTGTTCAGCACGTGCCAGATAATCTCACGTAGAAACTGAGACTTACCGAGTCCACTTCCTGCGGTTATGGTAACTAACTCACCCTTGCGGATACCGTAGGTTAGTTTGTTAAGCTCATAAAACGGATAAGAAACATCAGAGGGTTCAATCGGTCTCATCACTTCATCAAGTAGATTACTGCCCTGTATGATACCGTCTGGTACGTACTGATCAGCACCCCACCAAGCATCATTAAATTCTTTTTCCTCACCTGCTACAAGATAGTCACAAGCGTCTTTGCGATTGCGTTTGCCTCTGAATACCTTGGCTTTGTTGCCGAACAACTCAGCGACTTGATTAGAGGCTTTGAGACCTGCCTCATCGTTATCAAAACAAATCACAATGTTATCGTAGCTGTTTAGCCACTCAAACTGCTGTTTACAGTCCTTCAGCGCTGAAGCCGCACCGTTCTTAACAGACACTGCTGCCCACTTAGAACCCATCATTTGATATGCTGCTATGGCATCAAACTCACCCTCACAAATGGTAACAAACTTGCCACCTTTGTTGAACAAGTGCTGACCATACAACAAAGCATCAGACCAATCACCAGTAACTCTAAAATCCTTATCTGCTGTACGGATTTTCTGTGCAACAGTAACACCATCAGCGTTGCAGTAGTTAAAAACAGTATCTCCAGTGCTTTGTGCTGAGCATTGGTAAGTCCTGTTAGAAGCTCCTGTAAGCCTTCTAGAGGCTATTGCAGGAAAAGTAGTAGTCTCTATCATCTTTGATCCTTTCGTTGCTGAGAGAGGCTTTGAGGGCTTCTCAGTGGCATAACCGTCTGTAGGTTTGCGTGTGTCACAAGAGAAACAGTGAGACCACCCTGAATCATCAACACTGCGAGCATCGCTGCTGCCACAGTCATCACACTCTAAATGAGTTTTTATAAAAGCCATCATCGTTACTCTTTAATTTTGTTAAAAAGACATTCAGAGCAAAAGTTGCTGCTGGATCGTTAACATAAAACAAAACAGCCTCAACTGCTGATATCAAACCGTCTTTATCAATCACTTCAGCAACATCAGCACAACACAATGCCTTGTGCATTTCCTCAAGTGCGTCATAGTCGCTAAAGCCTTCATCACTCAACAAGCCCACCAATTCACTCATAAAATCCTCTCTGAAGTACTCTTAAGAGTATACTAAGTAATAATATTAATAATAATAATACTTAGATACATAGTACTATATAGTAGTTTACTATTAAAAATCATACTTGTCAATCTCTAAATCTTCATCATCAAGTTCTGCTCTGTCCGCTTCACTCATAAGATCAAAATTATCTAGTGTTGCAACCCTTGAACCCTTCCAACATACGTTGCACGTATCAACAAACCCCTTGGTGTAGGGGTCTTTTCTTGTTGCCTCAAAGTCAGTCAATAACTCATTACAAATTACGCATCTCATAAGTCACCATCAAATCGTAGGCGTTTAAACGCTTCATCAATCATAGCAAATACAAGCTTACCTGCTGCTGTAGGGTCTTTAGCACACCATGCTTCAAACACTGCTAGCTTGTAGTCGTCCATCTCTTGTAGATTATCAAAAGTATACTCTCCGCAGTACATCTCAGAGCGCCAGTCTGCCTTGTCACGCATCAAATCAACAAACTTAGACTCAGCACAATCAAGGCAAAGTTCTGCATCATTGCTGACGTTATACTCACATTCCCTGCATATGTCGTCATAACTCATAATCATTTACTCCTTTTTACATATTTACATAAACGTGTCTGCGAATCACAGAGACGGTTATATCTCCATCAGGATAGAACGTATAGGCGTTTTTTAGACCTGTTACAGCTGAATCCAAAGCCTTTTCAAAATCTTCGCTATCGCTTGATAACTCACATTGAATAGGTATAACAGCCAGAACCTCTGGTTTTCTCTCGTTTGTTCCTTCCGACTCGTGAACAACTATAATGGCATCGGAAAATATGTCGTCAAAAAAATTAAAAGATTTACTCATATCATTCTCTCCAATCATCATTACCAAACCAAATTGAAAATAACACAATAGCAATCACCGCTGCAACAACTGTTTCAAAAAGCATCACTCACTCTCCTTTCGTTTCGTTTCGTCATAGTCATTTAACACATACTCAAGATTATCTAACGCTATCGCGTACGCTTGCGACTTGCCTAGAAAATACTCGTCCTTGTACTTCTCATACGCTTCGGTGTTGCTGTCGCGCAAGGCTGCTAGCGTATCTGCTGCGTTTCGTAGTAAAAATAATGTTCTTTCATTCATACTTAAAACCCCGTTTGTTTTGGTGGTAATACGTCTTTCACAATGTAACCTGTGTTTTTCTTAAGATGCCATTTTTCTACAACTGGTTCTCCACAATCGTCTTCATCTGTCACGATATAAGCAACGGTTTTCAACACTCTAGCATAGCGATATCCTGTCATACCACAAACACCACCACCACCAACCCAGACCTTATGAGGAAATTCATAATAGCTTGGCATATCAAGATCATCGTTATCACTGTACTCAAAATAATTGCCCGTGTCCTTCTCAACAAAAATACCGATTGTGTTTTTTGCGTATGTATAAAATGCCATTGTTTTTCCTCCGCTGTTGCTGCCACTAAAATGCTGCTGCTGCTGCCCAATATACGGGTGTATATATAGTGTGTCAAGCCCTAATATATATAAATTTTTAAAATTTTTCAAAAACTGATCAAAATTTAAGCAATCGCTCTAGAGGGGTCTAAATGGTCGTCTACGCGGTTTTGTGATTAACCAATGCCTAAGTATAGGCTAACAGGTTAGAATCGCTTAGAAAGCCTTACAGGGGCTTAAAATTATATGGCAGGTACAAAAAAGCCCCAATTAAGGGGCTATAGTGTGGATTAAGGTTAAATATTTATTTCTGGATCAATAAACAAATAATCAGGTTCTAAACCAAAATGGTCTTGTAGCAGATATTCGCAAGCTTCCAAGTCGCCAGAATTAACATAAAAGGCTAGTTCCTCGTTAAACTCATGAAGCATAGCGTCTATTGTTTTGTCATCGTATCCATCACGTGCCCGTAAAATTTCTCTAATAGTCGGTAACATATTTTAACCTCTTGCGATAATTGATTGATCTAAAAGTTTAGCAGCTTGTTTCTTTTTTGTTCCGTGTACTGGGAAACCGATAACAAAGTCGCGCTTTGAGATACTACACAGTTTGCATTCTTTGCAATTGGTTTCTCTGTACGTAGCAGGGCAAGTGACAATATCAACACCCTTATACTTTAACGCTTTAGGCGCGTCTTCTGGTAACAAGGTAACAGTAGGCAATCCTTGCTTGTGGTATTTGACCGCATCCTTCAGCGTTTCTGTACTAACGTTAATTGTAAAGCCAGACGTGTTCGCTGTTTTAACAAGGCGCTTATTTGTGCGCGTCATTGGGTAATGCGTGTAAGTGAACCCGCGTTTACCACGATTAGCCGATACAAGCTCAGATACAGCGCTTTCGCTCAATTCATTATCGCTAACGCTTGGCAGATCACCGCTTACATTATGACGCCATAATTGCCCGTCTGGTAAAGCCTTGATCTTATCCAGAAAAGCAGACCATACCAGACCACGTTCCCCTCGGTCTAATTTGTCCCAGTTTAGGCGCG